CCCCATTGGGAAGATTTTCCCTGAAAATGGCTCGACTCAGCATTATCTGGCTTGACCGGACAAAATATGACTGAATCTACTGAGATAGCCCGAGTCAGGGACGAATCGGCTTACCGAGGTGTTCCAAACCCTCGAATTCACACAAAACTGACCGATTACCCTTCTCACGGCGAGGCAATGATTCGATTCTGCGAGGAAATCGGCTTCGAACTGCTTCCTTGGCAACAATGGCTCGCTCATCACTCGCTGAAGTACAAACCCGACGGCCGATGGGCTCACCCAGTCGTTACCCTGCTCTGCGCTCGGCAACAAGGGAAAAGCACATTTATGGCCTTACAAATCTTGTTTAGAATCTATGTCCTCAAGGAAAAGCTCCAAGTCCATACGGCTCACAAACTAACAACCTCGGCAGAATTGTTCTATAAGATTTACGGCATTATCGAGCAGACTCCCAGATTAGCCGCTGAGTTCACTAAGAAGCTGGAAAGTAAAGGATTTCAGGAACTTCAATTTACTGAGGGCCGACGCTATATCGTTCGAGCCAATAACTCAGCCGGTCGCGGTATTGCCGCCCCTGAAACTATTCACCTAGACGAGGCTCGAGAGTACAAAGACGAAGACGTCTGGTCTGCCCTGCGTTATACCCAAATGGCCAGCCCGAATCCGCAAATATGGGTTTATTCAAATGCTGGCGATCAACACTCAATAGTCTTGAATAAGTTACGCGAAAGAGCGTTAGCCGCAATTCACGGCGGCTCGGATGACATTGGCTGGTTCGAATGGTCTGCGCCTCACGGCATCAAGTTCGATAACTCGCCGGACTTTTGGCTAGGTGTGTGCCAAGCTAATCCGTCACTTGGCTACACAGTCCATCCCGATAACATTCGAGCGGTTTTATCAGACCCCGAAGACATTGTGCGCACAGAAGTCTTATGCCAATGGGTCGATACCATCAACCCAGTCATCAACGCTTCGCAATGGGACGCTTGTAAAGTTGAGGGACTTCGACTCAACCCTGAGTCCGATACTTGGCTTGCTATCGATCTCAGCCCTGACCGCAAGCAAGCCGCCTTAGTAGCCAGCCAGAAACTTCAAAGCGACCAATTCCAAGTCATCCTTCTTCAGACTTGGCATAATCCGCAGAGCTTGGACGATAAGGCCTTGGCTAATGACCTAGCGGATTGGGTGCGTAAATATCCGGTTCAATTGGTGGCTTATTCAGCTCGAACGGCGTCAGCGGTCGCGGCTAGATTGGCTCCGGCTGGAATTAGGACTGAGCCCATCGATGGTCTAGATTATGCTCAAAGTTGCGATGAACTCTTAGGTGCTATTTCATCTCAGCGGTTAGCCCACTCGGGACAGGACGAGCTAACTAAGCAATGCCTATCCGCCGTCAAACTACCTTTCGGAGACGGCGGTTGGGTAATGGGTCGAAAAGTCAGCAATGCGGTTATCTGCGGAGCTATTGCTTCGGCGATGGCGACTCACTTCGCCACTAAGTCCAACGATGGCGTTGATATTGTCATTCTGTAACACACTCCCCTTACAATATTAGGCAAATGGGTGCTATCAGAGACTTTCTATTTCCACAAGTAATCGCCGCAAAGCCTGAGAAGGTTAGCGACGTCACCGCCGCACTTACTCCGGTTCAAATTACTGATTCAATTTACAACGTTCTTGGCGGCGCAACAAATACTACTCGCCAATTAGCAATGAGCGTTCCTTCAGTTGCTCGCGCTAGAAATATCATCTGCGGAACTATCGGCTCATTACCTCTGACAACTTTCAACCGCATTACTGGCGAATATGTAGATCCGCACCGCGTTATCAATCAGCCAGACCCTCGCGTCGCTGGATTTGTTATCTATAACTGGCTTGCTGAAGATATTTGGCTTTATGGCGTAGGTTATGGTCAAGTTCTCGAAATGTATTCCTCAACCGATGGCGGGCGCGTTAGAGCTTGGACTCGCGTTGCTCCAGATCGCGTCACAGTTACTACCAACTCGAATAGCACAGAAGTAACAGGATATTCGGTAGATGGTAAAGCAGTTCCGATTTCTGGCGTCGGTTCCATCATTCGTTTCGATGGCCCAGATGAGGGATTACTTCATAGAGCTGGCAAAACAATTAGCGCGGCTGTTTATCTTGAGAACGCAGCAGTCAATTACGCTAAAGAACCAGCCCCTTCAATGATTTTGAAATCCAATGGCACAAACCTAACCGCCGAAAGAGTTTCATCACTTCTCGCCGCTTGGAGAACTGCTCGACAAACTCGTTCAACGGCTTTCCTCAATGCTGACGTTGATTTGAAAGAATTTGGTTATGATCCGAAATCTTTACAACTTGCGGAAGCTCGTCAATATGTGGCGCTAGAGCTTTCCCGCGCCTGTGGAATTCCAGCTTACTTCTTGAGCGCCGAAACTACTTCTATGACTTATTCCAACGCAGTATCAGAGCGGCGCTCACTTGTTGATTTCTCCCTTCGCCCAATTTTGAAGGCGATTGAAGAAAGACTCTCATTGCCGGATTTCGTACCGAATCCAGTAATGACTCGCTTCGCACTTGACGATTTCCTTCGCGGTAACGCGTTAGAACGCGCTCAGGTTTATGAAATCCTGAACCGAATCGGCGCGATGAGCGTTGAGCAGATTCAACGAGAGGAAGACCTAATACCAAATGAAAATTAGTATGCCGATGGTCGTAACTGCGGCCGACACGATAAAGCGCACAATCAGCGGAACTATTGTGACTTGGAACGAGAAGGGCAACACTTCAGTTGGCCCAACTGTGTTCGCTAATGATTCAATCGAAATGAAGCCAGTAAAATTACTTCTTGAGCACGACCGCACTCGTCCGATTGGCAAATTGCTATCTCACGAAGTTACTTCAAACGGAATTGTGGCAACGTTCAAAATCGCCAACACTATGGCCGGAGAAGACGCGTTGATTGAGGCCACAGAAGGTCTTCGCGATGGTTTTAGCGTTGGCGCACAAATCAACGAATGGACAAACGTCAAAGGTGTTATGGAAATTACTTCCGCGACCCTTGATGAAGTTTCTCTTGTTACTGATCCAGCTATTGACTCGGCTCGCGTTAGCGAAGTCGCCGCTTCAGAGAATGAAGCACCTAAAGAAGATTCTGCTCCGGCAACCGCTGAAGCAGACAACCCAACCGAAGGAGAACAAGTGTCAGACACTACCGTTCCAGCTCCTGCCGAAGAAACGGTAGAAGCTGCCAAGGTTGAAGCTGCTGCGCCTCGCCCAGCATTCTTCACCGCTCCTCGCCTTGAGTTCACAAAGGCGAAATACCTAGAGAACAGCGTTCGCGCCGCTCTCGGTGATGACGATGCTCGCGCTTATGTTCGCGCAGCAGACGACACCACAAGCAACAACGTTGGCCTCGTACCAACCCGCCAATTGACTGAGGTCGTAAATAACCTCTCAAATGGAGATCGTCCAACAATCGCGTCAATCAGCACCGGAGTTCTTCCTGATGCTGGTATGACCTTCGAAATTCCTCGTCTCAAGGTAGCTCCAACAGTTGCCGAAGAGCCAGAGGCAGATCCAATCGTTGAGACCGGAATGGAAACAGAGTTCATCTCTGTATCCGTAAAGAAGTACGCTGGCGGACAGACATTCTCTGTCGAACTACTTGATCGTTCTTCACCTGCGTTCTTTGAAGAACTTGTTCGTCAAATGGAATTTGCTTACGCAAAGAAGACAGATGACGCAGTTGCGGCAACACTTATTTCAGCGGCAACAGATGGCGGAAACCGCACAATGACCGCAGGAAACTTCCTTGATTTCCTCTCGGATGCTGCTGTCGATATTTACAAGAACACACTTCGCTTCCCAACTGGCGTAGTGGCTTCTCCTGACCAATGGGGCGCAATTATGGGCCTCAACAATTCCGGAGTCCCTCTATACCTCTCCACAATCAATCCATCCAATGCTTCAGGCTCACTCGTACTTGGCAACAATGGCGGAACTGTAAATGGTCTTCCTCTATATGTCGCAAGCAACGTAGGCCCCGGAACAGGCGATGGAACAATCATCGTCGTTGATCGCGAGTCTTTCACTTGGTACGAATCACCACGCACTCGCCTTCAGACCAATGTCGCTCTCAATGGACAAATTGAAGTTGCTTATTACGGCTATGGCGCAATCGCGACAAAGGCTGCTAAGGGCGCTTACAAGTGGATGGTTGCGTAGTAAATCCCAATAGTCTGAGCCAGTCCGCTCCCGAGCTGGCTTAGACCCCTAGATCGAAAGGAAGGCGAGATGCCAACAATAGTCACGGCCACAGAGCTACGCACCATTCTTGGCGTCTCGTCATCCCTCTATAACGACGCTTATCTCAATGACATTATCGACACTTCGGAGAACTTGATTCTCCCAATGCTTGTCACTTTTCAAAGCAAAATCAACAAAGTCAAATTAGAAAATAACGTTGCTTATTTTGAAACCGCAAATATTCACGAATTTACCGAAGGCCAATCCGTTATCATTACTGGATGCGGTTCGCCATTCAACGGAACTCACACAGTAACCGATTATGAAATTACCGAATATGTATTTACCGCCACAATCACAAATGCTGACGTACTGGAAAAGAATATTATCCCAGCAGGAAACGCTGCTCTCTCTGGCCTCACAACCTACGTCGGAAACCCTAACGTCGAGTCTGCGGTACTGGCTATCTCTGTCGAAATCTTTCAAGCTCGCACAGCCTCCGGCGGATCAATCGAAGGAATCGATTTCGCAGTAACACCTTACCGCCTCTCTAAGAATCTTCTCGCCAAAGTAACTGGTCTTCTTGGCCCTTATCTCGACGTCGAAGCGATGGTCGGATAATGCCCAGCACTATTCTTTCTTCTATCCGGACACCGCTGGCCACCGCACTCGGGTCGGTATCTGCGAACGTTTATTCATACGTTCCAGAAGCGGTTCAAGTGCCAGCGGTTATTCTTGTCCCAGATTCGCCTTACCTAGAACTCAACACAATCAACGACTCAACGATTCACGCAAAAATCAATATGACAGTCACTTGCGGAGTCGCTTATCTTTCCAATCCAGCATCACTCGATAATCTCGAGCAACTGGTTCTTTCAGTTTTGGCAGTTATACCGGACGGCTACACAGTCGGCCCAGTAGAACGGCCTTCGGTTACGCAAGTGGGTGCGGTCAATTTATTGGTCGCAGATATTCGCGTTTCCACCTATTACACACAGACTAACTAAGGAGAAAAAGTGGCAACAGTAGTCATTACTGGTCGCGACGTTTCGCTATCTTTCACAGGTGGAACAGATATTGAAGCCCAAGCGACTAACGCAGTCTTGACAAAGACCAACGTTCGCGAGACTTATCAGACACTCGACGGCGAGGCTTACAAGACAGTCAATATCGAAGGAACTTTCCAGCTCGATATGCTCGCCGACTGGGGTAAGGCAAACTCAGTATGTGAGGCTCTTTGGACTGCGGCAGAATCCGCGCCAGACACAACCATCACAGTCAGCCTAACTGCCGCCACAGGCGCAGTCTTCTCATTCCCAATCCTTCCAGAGTTCCCAACTGCTGGCGGATCAGGAATCGACGCACAGACAGTTTCTTTCACCTTCAAAGTCGCAAAGGGTGAAGTCACAGAGACATTCAGCTAAGAGATAGGAATCGGGAGCTATGAAACTAAACATCAAAATTACATATACGAACGGCGAGGAAGTCACTTACGTCGCTGGCTTACCGGAATGGGCTAAGTGGGAGCGCAAGACTGGCAAGTCGATTTATTCAATGAAGGATATTTCGGCGTATCAGCAAGCGGACTTTCTCGATCTGGCTTACTTCGCTTACAAACGCGAAGCGGCTGGAAAGCCAACCAAGTCTCAAGAGATTTGGGAATTATCAATCGATGAAATGACGATTGGAGATGAAAGCCCAAAAGTTACGAGTCCGGAAGCGTAAATCGCCTTATCATTGAAATCGCGATAGCAACCGGAATTCCGATGAGCGAATGGACTGACTTCGACCAAGTCTTGACGGCAATAGAAATACTGAAGGAGCGGAATGGTGGCAGATGACGCGATTGGCTATGACCGGCGCGAACTTAGGTCAGTCATTACCGCTTTCAAAGCGATGGACTCTGAAGCTGTTGATGCGGCTAAACGCGAGAGCTACGCGCTGGCTCAGTACGCCGCCAACGAAGTCAAAGCCTACGGAATCACCCGAACCTTCGGACAGGCCGTTGTCAATCGCATTACAAGCGGCGTTAGGGTTTCGAAGTCCTCGAAGGTTGGCGAGTTCTCTTATGGATTCGCATCTCAACGTTTCTCTGGTGGAGGAACGACTAAAGACCTCTGGGCAGGTTACGAATTCGGATCTAATCGTTATCCTCAATTCCCAAGACGAACCCCTCGTAAAGGCCGAGGAAATTCTGGCTATTTCATCTATCCGGCACTTCGTAAAATACAGCCTGAACTAATTCGCAAATGGGAAGAAGCGTTCTCCAAGATTTTGAAAGAATGGGATAAATAATGGCAGGAAGTAGAACACTCAAGCTCTCGATTCTTGCCGACGTCGATGATCTCAAGAAGAAGCTTGGAACCGCTGAGAATGAAGTTCAAGGATTCGCTGGGAAGGTAGAAAAATTCGGAGCCGCCGCTAAAGCGGCTTTCGTAGCGGCCGCGGCCGCCGCTGGCGCGTATGCGGTCAAGTTGGCAGTCGATGGTGTCCAAGCCGCAATCGAAGATGAAGCCGCACAGCAACGTTTAGCAAATGCGCTCAAAAATGTCACCGACGCGACTGACGTTCAAATTGCCGCTATCGAGAAACAAATCCTCAAGACTTCTCTCGCGACTGGCGTCGCCGATGACAAGCTTCGCCCTGCCTATCAGCGTCTCGCAATCGCAACCGGCGACCTAACTAAGTCTCAAGACTTATTGACTTTAGCCCTCGATATTTCTGCCGCTACTGGCAAAGACGTCGAGACAGTATCCAACGCGTTAGGTAAAGCGTATGAAGGCAATACTGGCTCCCTCACTCGTTTAGGCGTTGGTCTATCCGCCGCAGAAATAAAGACCCTCGGGCTTGAAGGCGCAATCAGCCAACTCAGCTCAACATTCGGAGGCGCGGCGGCAACTCAAGCCGACACTTTCCAAGGCAAAATCGCGAGAGTCCAAGTTGCCTTCGATGAGGCTAAAGAAACCCTCGGAACTGCGCTCCTTCCATTGATTGAAAAGTTCCTGACATTCATCACAACAACGGCTATTCCTAAACTCAAAGAATTCAAAGAAGCGGCTATTGATCCAGTCATCAAAGCCTTCAAAGACAATGAAGAAGCAATTCGCGGACTTTACAATTTCGCCAAAGACTTCCTAGTCCCCTTCATCACCTTTACTCTTGGCAACGCAATCTCGGGTCTCAGCAAAGTTGCTAGCGGTATCGTTCAAGCGGTCTCGATAGCTCTCAAAGCTCTTGAGCCAATCATCAACGCCGCTATTGCTGGAATCAATGCGCTCATTAGAGCAAAGAACGCACTTACGACTGGCCCAGATACTCCGACAATCGGCCGAGTCAATTTTGGCGGTAATACTTCAACTGGTTCAAATACAGTCGCTCCGGGCGGCTTGCCATTTGGGGGAACCGCTGGTGGGTCATCTGGGGGAACATCAGGATTTCCGAATATTTCAACCATTACTCCCCCATCTATTGCGGGAGGAACAGGCACAGGATCAGGAACAGCCACCGCTGGTTCGGCTACTTCCGGAACTCCAGTTTTTAGCGTTCCGGGAATTGGAAACCCAAGTCAATTCGTCCGCGATTTCATCGGCTTTACTCAAACAGGAACCGGTGCTTTGGGCGGTCGAGGAGATCTTCGGCCAGATGACGGAGGCGGCATTACAATCGTCGTTCAGGCTCCGAGCGTTATTGATGAACAAGGATTCAGTCGAGCAGTTATTGAAGCCCTCAACAATTCCGAGCGTCGCTCTGGTGGCGGAAGTAGCCAACTAATCCTATGACTTTTTGGAATCCTGTTTATCGAGTCAAAATCAACGGCTACACAGTCACAGACGCAACTCTAAGCGGCTTGACCATTACCTCTGGGCGTTCGGATATTTATTCGCAACCGGTGGCCGGATATTGTAATTTCACTCTGATTGAAACCGCCGAATCTAACGTTCCTTATCAAATCAATGATCCTCTTACGATTGAAGTCCAAGATTCCAACGGCGATTGGGTTAGCCTCTTTGGTGGATTTCTGAGCGATTTATCCATAATAGTTGAAACTTCAAGTTCAATCGCACTTAGTCAAAGAATTCAAATTGTCGGTGTAGGAGCCTTGGCTCGCTTGGCTCGCTCGGTTTATACTGGCAACTTCAATCATCAATTCGATGGCGACCGAATCTATGAATTACTTAGTGGCGTTCTTTTTGATAGTTGGGACGAGGTTCCTTCTGGCGTCACTTGGAACGACTATGACCCGACGACCACTTGGGCGAATGCCGAAAACAGCGTTCTAGGCCAGATTGACCAACCCGGAGACTATGAGCTCCATTCTCAGTCTGGCTTGAACGATACTGTTTATAACCTAGCCAGCTCGTATGCCACTTCTGGTCTTGGCTATCTTTACGAGGATGCTCAAGGTCGAATTGGTTACGCAGATTCCAGTCGTCGCAATCAATATCTCTCAGCCAACGGATATATCGATTTAGATGGCAATCACGCAATCGGCCCAGCCTTGTCCATTAGAAAACGCGCTGGCGACGTCCGTAATGCCATTACCATCGCTTACGGCAACAACTCGGCCAGCAACGTCACAGACAGCGACCCGACCTCGATATCCCTCTTTGGCCAACTAGCCGCCACAATTAGCACAACGCTTAGACAACAAGCTGACGCTGAAGCTCAAGCCGCCTTCTATCTCCTTATTCGCGCTTACCCTGAGTTCGCCCTTAAACAAATCAGTTTCCCACTTGGAAGCTCTGAAATTGATGATGCTGATCGAGATGCTTTGCTCAACGTCTTTATGGGCCTACCCCTCAATATTGCCAATTTGCCAGCCAATATGCCTAACGGCGAGTTTCAGGGATTTGTTGAAGGTTGGACTTGGACGGCTGGTTTGAACTCGCTCAACCTGACTATCAATATCTCCCCGGTGTCTTATTCACTCCAAGCCTTCGGCTGGGATGATGTTCCAATCGGTGAGACTTGGAATACAATCAGCCCAACTTTGGACTGGCTCAACGCTACAATAGTGGCCTAAAGGAGAACTATGGCAACGACGACAAATTATGGCTGGGATACACCGGACGATACCGATTTAGTCAAAGACGGCGCATCCGCGATTAGAACGCTTGGCAGTTCAATCGATACGACGACTAAAAATCTTAATCCATCTACGACTTTAGGTGATATTGAATATCGTTCAGCAACGGCTAATACCAATACGAGATTGGGCATTGGAACTTCAGGGCAAGTCTTAACAGTCTCAGCTGGTGTTCCTAGTTGGGCAACCCCAACAGGAGCGCAAGGCCCAGCGTTTTTTGCCAAGCGAGCAAGTAGCAATCAGACCATCGGGCTGACCACTTACACTAAAGTCCAATTTAATGGCGAAGATTTTGACACAGATAACTGCTACGACCCGACAACCAATTATCGTTTTACGCCAAATAAAGCGGGTTATTATCAGTTAAATTCAACAATTTATTTCCAAAACAACAGTCGAGTCATTGCTTTGTTTTATAAAAATGGAGCTGTGTATCAAGACTTTTATGATTTCAGCACTTCGACCAATATAATGCCAAGCGGTTCTACCCTTATGTATCTGAATGGGACAACTGATTACGCTGAAGTCTATGTATATCAAAGCGGATCAACAAGAGATATTTTTTTTGGTTCAGGCACAGTTTTCTCAGGCGTATGGATTAGGAGTTAATAATGGGACTTTATGAACAATTAGTCGAAGCTCTTCCAGAATTGACACTTGAAGATTTTGCTCCCGGGGGAAGCATCGTTCTCCAAGATGATTCAGATGGCCAAGGGCCTTATATTGCTAAATGGGATTATGAACAACCAATTCCTGATGGCTTTGCCTTGGGCAAATAATTAAATTTATAAAATCAATGGCTAAATTATGCGCAGCAGGTATTCAGCTTCGAGAGCAAATTGATGACGATTATCCTGATCGCGATAGGAAATCTGATGGCTGGATTGCTGACGCTAGGCATCTTGCTAAAGGCAGTTCTGACCATATACCAATCGATGGAATCGTTAGAGCTTTAGATATTGATGCTGATTTATCAGCTCACAAAGAAGAGGCTTACGCGCTAGTTGAGAAGATTCGCAAGTGCGCCAAACGCGGCGACAAGCGGATCAAATACATTATTTTTGACGGCAAGATTATGAGCTCTACTTTGAATTGGAAGCGCAGAAAATACAGAGGCCCAAATCCTCACAAGTCGCATTTCCATATCAGCTTCACCACTCTGGGAGACAATGACGGAAAATGGTTCGACCTAGAAGGAGACACAAATGAAAGAACTGAAACTAATGGCGGGAAGCTGGGCGAAGACATTCGTAGCGGCGGCCCTAGCGACATACCTAGCAGTCGGCCTCGATGTAAATGCGATTGCCAATGCCGCTCTAGCGTCAGTCTTGCCTAGCATCATCAACTGGCTCAACCCTTCTTACGAGCGTTACGGCAAAGTCCGATAATGGCTCCTTCAGATATTGCGGCGTTTATCGCCTCAGTTCTCGGATCAATCGGCCTACTTATTGCCGGTCTGAGATATATCATCAAATTAGAAAATCTGCCCATAGTGTCGCGCCTTGATAAAATGGAGAGTCAGTTAGAATTGGCCCTCTCGACGAAAGTGAGCAGAAGTGGCACAGGCAAAAAAGCGCGCTAAGAAGCCAGTCAAGAAGGTGGCAAAACGTCGCAAAACGACGAAAGATGTCCCATTGACTCGCTTAGATTTTTGGGCTATTGCTTGTAATGAGGTTTATATGGCTTGTCGTCGAGCTGGTATGGATGAAGGAACTGCCCTAGCCTTCGCTATGGATCGTAGCTCGTATCCTGAATGGATAGTCGATAACGGAAACCCAATGTTCAAGCCTTGGGACGAAGACGAGGACGACGACTAATTTACCTTCGCGAGGTCGAACTATTCGAGGCACTCAAGGCCATTTATCCGGACTTGACGCCACTATCAGCGACCGACCGAGCCGACGGCATTACTACCGATTCCTATATTGAGATGAAGTGCCGACGCACCCATTACGACACTCTGATAATCGAGAAGAAGAAGTGGGATTATCTAGCCGATATAAGGGCTAGAACAGGGGCTAGGACGCTTTATATCAACGCGACGCCCAAAGGTGTCTATCAGTTCGACTTAGGCGCTCTAGAGGCTCCTGAATGGCATTGGAAGGCCCTACCCGATAAGACCGACTTCGCCAACGCTGGGAAGGTTCATAAGCTTTGCGCCTTCCTACCAATCCGACTCGCCGAGCTCCTACTTGTATAAATCCATTTAGGTAATTACATTTATCCCACTAAATCCATTTAGAGGATTTGGAAGGGAGAATAAGTGATAAATAAACCGGAAGTAATTCGATTTGATTCTACTTCGGGAGCTTGGTCAGATGGTAAGAATTACGTCAAGGGCCAGATTATCCGCAGATATGCAATCGAATCGCTAGGTCGCCAATCAACAAGAGGGCGATTGAGTAGAGAAGAAATCTCAGCCTATTGGCTAGATCGATTCGGGGTGAGCGCGGATGTCGAATGACTTCACACCCGAGCAAATCGTCACAATCCTCATTTCACTATTTATTGGATTCTGGGTCGTCTATGCGGCTTTCGAATCTGCTAAAGCAAAAGCCTTCAATGAAGGATACAAACGCGGAAGGGCCTCGAATCAGTATGTCAGAGAGATCGCTAAGTGACTGGCTCTCGGACGCTGGTAACACCCTCGACGACCGAGGGCTGGAATATGGCGACCCGAGGCACAATCTATTACGCATTTACAAAATCGCGAGAGTCCTCGGTGTTCAGCTCAGAGACCCATCTGAGTTGGCAACTATCTTTATCGCGACCAAACTCAGCCGAATGGTGGAGAGTCCAGAGCGCGAGGATTCGTATCTCGATCTCATTGGATACGCCTCTATTCTGGCTTTCACAAGATTCAGCTCACCAGAAGATTGGGACGACGTTGAGTCTGATTCGCAATACTAACCAACGCCAATGGTGTGATTACTGTAAGTCGCGTTATGGGCAACTCAAAGACGGCACTTGGCACTTGAAAGCACAAGTCCCAGCCGTTTGGAAAGTCCAAAGCGAAACGCCATTACGCCGCGCACAAGTGCGGTTTTATTGCCAACCCTGCGCCAATGAAGCGCAGAACTGGCCAGATGGAACTTTCTGGTCATTGAAAGAACAACTGGAATATGCGATCGATGAGTTCGCAGGGAGAGAGAAACTAAATGTCGAATTACCTAGATGATTATGTATCGGTTCAAGACCGCCTAAAGGAGTTTATTAATGGGTTTCCGGATTATCGAATCAAGTCGCACGTTCTTGAGGAATCACTTATTCCTACTTGCGATGTTTATATTGTCAAAGTTGAGCTTTATCGGACTGAGGCTGATTCTGCGCCTTGGACGACAGGACTATCAAGTGAGTCTAAATCAAAACAGTATGCGCTGGAACTTGCGGAAACAGGTGCGCTTGGACGCGCTCTCAATCTCGCTGGATATTTCGCGAAGCCATCTGGAACGCCTAAGAAACCAATACAGACAACAAATAAAGCTCTCGCAGAGTTTGTTGCGGATCAAAGACCGAACGACCCTGAACCCATAGTCTGGGACGTTAGCCATATAGCCGACCAATTCGGTGCCGAAGTAATTGACGAAGTGCCTCTCTGCGGTAATGGATGCGGCCCAATGATTCTCAAGCAAGGCACAAAGGAAGGGAAGGAATATCGCGGCTGGGTCTGCCCTATCGCTAAGTCTGGCCATCCGGCTAAGTGGATGAAAATAGGAGCAGATGGGCATTGGGTCTTTCAGAAATGATTGATGAAATCCATCCATTCAACTGTGGCCAATGCAAGAAGGTCACAGCTCAAAGGGGAATCAGTAAATACGATTCTGAGATAACCGAGGGCCAAGATGTCTGGTTGATGGAATGTCAGAATTGCTTCGAGCAGAGATTGGTGGAGCCGGTGGATCGAGTAACCAATAAGGAAGATGCTATTACTCGTTGCGACCAATGCGGCAATTACAAAATGAAGGCCGCTAAGTGTCGAATTTGTAAGATAGCTGATGGGCAAGAGCGCATCAAAGAACGCTATTGGAACGGCAACGCCACACTCGAAAGGTTTATCGATGCCGACATTTGACTATTACTGTGACCGGTGCGAAGAACAGATAGAAATTACGCTGACCCTCGAGGCGGCTAGTCAGACAATGGTCTGCCATTGCTCTCATCCGCTTCGGAAGGTTTATAGCCCAACGCCAGCACATTTCAAAGGAGAAGGATGGGCAGGGAAGACAAATTAGGCAGAAGCACCCACTCAATCGCATATATCCGTCAGATGCTTGAGTGGGGCTTCGATAAAGAGTTCATAGCCCGAGATATGGGTGTGAATCTCTCATCGTTAGAAGTAAGGCTAAACAGAGCAAAGAAAAGGGAGCAAGATGACAATCAAAGACCTGAGTCTGAAACTGGCGGCAATTAGCCTCCTAGCAGACCAAGCCAAACGCCTCAAGGATGAGCTACGAGCTGAACTCCAAGGCGAAATGAATAATCTAGGAGCCGACCGAGTAAAGGCTGAATTAGGTGATGAGGTAATTGCCTATATAACAACAACCAAGCCCAAGTTCAAGTGGGTCATCAAGTCAGATCGTAAGTTCATTGAGTGGGTAAAGACCAATGTCCCTATTGAGATAGTCGAGACAGTAAGAGACTCGTCGATTGACAAGATATTGGAGAAGTTCAATTACCTTGATGATGTGGTTATTGATCCAAATGGGGAAATAGTTGATTGGTTAGAGGGTAGCGAGTCTGAGCCTTATCTGACCACTAAGTTCCACGGCGAAGGTCGAGCAAAGCTCAGAGATGCCATAATAGGGCTGAATGGAGCTAATGAAATCGATGTTAGAAAGGTATTGGAGTTAGAGGGCTAATAAGCCTCTGACCTGCGGTTATGTATTTCAATTTGACAACCCGAGTACCATCTCGCCATAGCGCGGGCGCAGAGCTGGCCCTAAAGCGGAGGTTGAGGGGGGCCTTATATCTTCGCCTGATGCCTACGATACTTATAGCGGCTCTGATTACAATAATAAATA